CTATAAACATCGAAGCATTTGTTGTATATGCTCCGAGTTCTTTCAGCTCTTTCAGGGTATCTTTCGACGAGTTGGATATTTGAACACTGGTTTGTTGACCAATGTGTCCAAACTTCAACATACTCGCGAGGTACAGCCAATTTGGGACACATATAATTATGTTGTCTCAAACGCTGTGACCCCTGAGAGGGCTTCCTTGAGATTCTTTCACTATAACAAATCCATGATAGCAAAGCTTTCACAGATTCGACCTGGCACAACACTCAACGTGTTTCTACCTCGTGAACTTGGTGGTCTGGGTTTCCATGGAACCCCGGATCATATAACCAACTTCCAGCGGAGACTCGCCTTATTTCTTTGGACAAGATATAAGGATCTCGATTCAAAGGCCCCCAAACCAATGATTACGCTCCAGACTTTGGAGCATGGTGATGAATTCTTTCGGATTCATAACCCCTCATTGGTTCTTATGCCTCTGATCGGGCCGGCGCCTATACATGTGGTTGATGTGACTGATCCTCTGATCAGGTTACCAATTCTTACGTCGCAATACATTACGTCGGAGCTCGGGTATAAGTTTGATCTTAAGTCTCTTAGAGATTTTCGATGTGCTTATTCCGAGGGTAAGACGCATGTGTGGCGCGATAAAGTCTTTGATGACGGTGTCTCTCTCATGCACTTTCCCTATCGATTGATGGAGAATGAGTATGTCGGATTCCGGTCACTTTATGACTATACCGCTGCCTACAACGATGTGGAGAATTGGCTTCCTGACCCAGGGGTCTTTTAACATCATCCGCGACCAGATCATGTCGTTAAACCGATCATGGGGTCATCAGACTTAAAGAGTCCAAAACGGTGAACAATGGAGGCTCAGGATCTAACCTGAGTACCAAAGCGATCCACTAGCGCTTGGAGTTGCGAAAGCAACATGCACCAGGCGGAGATGGACGTCCATTGTGTCTCAATACTTCCGTGCTAAGCGTCCTTCCGAATGAGTGACGAAGCGTCAGGCATCCAGTCTGATAGCTTAGTTTGTACATCCGGGGCTAAATGCCGACAGACTACACGGGTTCGCCTCATAGAGGTGTCTGATGATGTATAGTCGTACCTTTTGGCGGGTAGGATCCCATACAATGCCACCTAAGAAATTATTAACAACAAAGAAGAAGTCCCCTATGCGAGGTAGGGGCAGGAACCAGAGCCCGAACAATAAGTTCGTCATGGCTCCAAGTGCTATTGGAGGTGCCGTCAGAACGATGCCCCCTCAATATACCTACAGCGTCTCTAATGATGCTCGAATTCGAGTTCATCATCGTGAGTTGCTGGTGGATGTCGCGGGTAGCGTCGCGTTTGCGACGACCTCCTATAGTCTGAATCCTGGTCTTGCTGCAACCTTCCCTTGGTTGTATCGTCAGGCCAACTTGTACGAGTCTTATAGATTCGACAACTTGACCGTCGAGTACATTCCAATGAAAGGTTCTGACAAGGATGGTCGGGTCTCCCTTGCTATTGACTTTGATGCTGCTGATGCAGCACCAGCCTCAATGGCTGTGGTAGGCCAGTACCATCTCCAGGCTTCGGATCGCATCTGGAATCCCTTGGCGGTTCGTGTTGACCGGGCCGACCTCGAGAAGTTCGGTACCCAAAGATACGTGCGTAATGCAGCTGTTGCTTCGACGGATATTAAGACCTACGATGTAGGCAATCTGTACGTGAGCACAGTCGGTTGCGCTGATACCTCTGATATCGGAACAATTTATCTCGAGTTCGATGTCTGGTTCATGACCCCTCAGGTCGAGGCCGAGGCTGCGAATGTTGCCGTCGAGAGCTTTTATATGTTTAAGACCGGTGCTGCTTCGAAGAGTAATCTCTTCGGATCAGGGACCGCCCATACGGGTGATCTCGATGTGTCAGTTGACACTAACACCGTGACCTTTAACGTTTCAGGCTCTTATCAGGTCATTCTCTCCCTCTATGATGTTGCTGCAGGCTTGTCAGGAACTATTGGTTCCACTGGCTCTACTGCTACTATTGGATATGGTTCACAGTCAATTCAATCGACTCGTGTCCATGCCAATTTTGCGGTTGCTGCTGATGCAGGCGAGACTCTGGTCATCTCCGTCGGAAGCCTTAATGGCGACCCCGAGGATAATCGGATCTGGGTCTGTCCAGCACAAGCCGGTGTCACCTATGAACCTGACCGTCCGGTCCGAAACTCCGTTGAGTTTTCGCGACCGAGAAGCCTGACTGAAGCACAATCATTCGGTCTCCCCTTGCACCGTTGATCTTCTTCTTCGTCGTGACCTGAGCATGTCTTAATAACTGCTCCGAACTGTTCCAGATCCCGATCTTATCGATCAGGCATATACTCCTCTCTCCTCTCCTCGTCCAGATGAACTCCTGCTGATCTTGGCGGCGCCACCAAAAGGATGGTTAGCTGGCAGAATAGCATAGTTCTGTGTGTACAGCAAATATACTCGAATCCCAATTGGGATGTAGGGTACAGACTATACACTTAACCTGGAAACGGGTCACA